ATACCTTGTTGTAACCGAGGTCCACCTCGTCGGCATACTGAGTAACGTGGTACTTACTGTCATCCTCAAGAGCAATGCGAGTGTAAATAGTAACTTCCGAATGGTCATCATATCCTCGCTTGTGTCCCTTGTCGTACATCTTACCCACGGCTGCATCAGCACGGAGCTTAGCCTGCACATCAGGATGGAATGTATAGAATGCCTTAGTCTCGCGCGTCATCATCTCTACTGGCTGGCCGTCACAGTCGCGTACACAATGATAGTCCCGAAGGTTATACACCTTGACCGTACCGCCTTCTTCCGGATGGAAGACCATAGCATTGCCAGTAACGATTAGTAGCTTGACAGTGTTAACTGCCTGCGGGCGGAACTGCACCATATCTAGATGCTCTTCTGCTCGCTTCTCTGCCTTAGCTAGCTCATCCTCTGCCTGCACAATCGCTGCCTCTAGCTGAGCCTTAAGCTCATCCGGTTGCGAGGCGAGTGCAGTTGCGGCCATAGCCTTCTCGATAAAGTCGCGTACCTTCTGGTCAATATGTAGCCGGAAGAATAGGGACTTTGCAGGGAACAATGTGCTGACGATCTTGTTGCTTAGGTGGTTAACACCCTGCGCACCAATGCTATCTATCTCAACGGGCAGCTCAGTTGCCTGATCTGTACCATCTCTAGGGAACAGGTACGGCAGGGTCCAACCTGCATACTTCTCGCACAGACCAAGTATCGAGGTCTTCTTATTGTGCAACTGTCCCCACCGGGCCTTAAGACTCGATTGAATACTGGTCTGTACGTCTACCATCAGATGCTAAGCCCCACCCTGTTACCGCCACCGCGCTTGTTGCTACCGCCTAAACGGACGCGACCTGCGTTAGGATCAGAGGTAGTGCTAGCTACCACGTCTGAGTTCTTAACCTCTGCCTGTGGTGCTTCGATAGTCTTGCTTGGTGCGTCTGCTGCCTTCGGCGGCGGAGCAACCTCTTGGACTACCGTCTGCTGCTTAGGCTTCTTAAACAAATTACTGCACATAGTGCCTCCTTAAATACTAAGGCCGGACTTACCAAGTCCACCTACTGGTCGGCCGAATACTCGCGTCTCTGGGATCGCTCCCTTGTCTGCGGACTTCTGGTCCGTGGTCTGATCGTCCTTGCCCGCGCCTACACGCACAATAGCCCCCGAGTCACGAGCTGCCTCTGCTTGGGCGGCTGTGTCCGGGAGCTCTACTGCTTTTGGTGCTTTAGCTGGCTTAGGTGCAGCAAGACTACCCGCAAGGGAAGCAGCTCCACCAAACAGGCCGATCAGTGTGATAGGATCACACATTAAAGCCTCATTTCTACTCCATTCCCATTACGGGTAAAGCCATGCTTCTCGTATAGTCGGAGTGTATGGTCATTGTCACTTATGTCGAGCGACGCACCTGCACGAATGATATGCACCTGTCGGTACTCATTCAGTATGTAGTTACGCCATTCTCCGATGAGCCTGTAGGCTATACTCCCACCGCGAAACTCGGCGGGAACCCACAGGATCATTTCATTACACTCAGTGCGGTTGGCCCACCAAGGCTTCCCGATATAGCTGAGGATAAAGCTTTTGTGATACTCGGATACGATACCAGCCAAGGAGCCATTGAGCTGCATCTCGGCGAAGTATCTCCAGACGTACTGCGGGTCGTCCGGTACATCAGCATACTGCCTACTCTGCGTCGGCAGTGCGCGCAGCTCTTCGACGATCCAACTAAGGTCATCATACGTCAACGGACGACATAGTGGCATGTTTATTAATCCAGTTCACAACGTGGCGACAACCAGCGCGAAAAGCTACGGCATCTAAGGTGTCACCCTCTCGATACGCTGCATTCTCTGCACTGAATGTGCGGTTTATCTTCTCTAGGAACTCAGGGCGAATGTCAGCCGCTATTCCCTTGATCACGCTCATGCTGTCCTCCGAAGTTAGGTATCGGGTTGGTGATGAGTTCGTATAATCCAGTGTCCTCTAGGAACGATCGGAGTGCGGGTGGTATCGCCGCTCCTTGGGCTACGAACTCGATTGCCGTGAGGACTTTGTCTTCATCAGACAAGTGTTCGTAGGCCATAGGTTCTCCTTCATGTTAATATTCCTTATAGGCAGGGATTAACCGAAGAAGAATGGGGAGCGTAGAACCTCAGTGATGTCTAAGTCACCGTATGCAGGCATCTCTGGCATAGGCTTCTTACCTATCATCTCCTGCCATTCCTTGAAGGACTGCAGCGGATCAAACTCAACGTACTGCTCCACGAAGCTCTCGCGGATTACTTGCTGCAGAATATCAGTGCTAGCAGCATGTGTACCGTAGTCATCATGGATAAGGGCAAGGCTTGTAATCCCCCGCTCTCGGGCCTTCATGATCGTAGCGCGTAGGTGTGCCCCGTCTTGCGAGTGCACGAAGTTCGGCGCAACGCCGTTCCTCTGTCCAGCCTTGTCCAGTTCCGCCGTGTGGTTCCCTACCTTCATATGGTAGCGACCGGCTAGAACCGTCTCGATCTGTATAACCTCTTTCTGCCGTTCGAACATGTGTACGATGAACCCGTCTCTGGTCCTCCATGTAATACCCAAGTTCTGCTTCGACATCACGGTAGCGCACTTCTGTAGCCAGTCCATTCCCTGTCGGGCTGCAATGACAACCTCGCCAATGGATTGCCATAACAGGGGAGTCAATGCTGACGAGGCGAGGAATGCACTGGTAGATGTAAACCACTCCTTGCTTATCTCGCACACTGCTTCGTAGATATAAGTCGTACAAGACTGTCTTGTTGATCCGTATGGCATAGTCATCACTGGACGCTTCGCCACCTTGCGGGGTAGAACCCCCTGCCCATGCGTAACTGCGAACCGTGCCCATTCGAGCATTACAGGTTCGGCAGACTCGTGTACCTTCGTCAAGCATACTGCTGCTACCTCCGCGTAAATATCATTCGGCTTATCTGCCGCTACAAGATTAGTCGCCCTACCGCCGCGAGAGTCACGAAGCATAGCGCTGAAATGCTGCAGGCCGTTGCAACTACCATCAAGACCAATAGGTAAGTAAGACACGTAGTCTTCAGGTCGTTTACCCACCATCTTACCGAGGTGCGCTTCTCTGTACTCGAACAGCGCTGCGAGGAACTGGTAAGGCTTGTCTGCTCCAGCCCATACATCTGTGTGACCCAAGGGATCACCGGCTGCGGCCATAAACTGCGCGTGCCTCTCATCGACCCAAGCAACTCGAACATCGTAGTCCTCCTTGTCGAAGCCGAACCTATTGGCTATATGTACCTTAAGCCAGTATAGGCCGCGCTCACCCAGAACCTTGCCATCAGCAAACGTGAGCATTCCCTTTGCAAGGTCTGGTCCTTGGGGAGAAAATCCCGAAGTAGCCGTGTACATTCGGCCCCGAAAGTCGAGCTGCCACACATACCAGAAGCTACCATGCTGTGCATATTCATTAGCCGCGCGGATAATACCGGATGCTTGGAACGACTTGCCGACACGCTCTTTCTCTCTAGTGTATACATCAGAAGCTTCTCGCTTCCACTCAAGGAAACGCTTGAGTTGTGCATCGTCCATATCCTCTTTCTTAAGGTCTTTGAATGGGCTATCGCTAGGCACTAGCTTCTCACTGCTAGGCATACCGATGGCTAGATTCTTAGCCCACACTGCACGGATAACATCCAGTACTTTAGTGTTGACTTTCCATGCTACTTCCTGCGCACTGTTGACTGCTGCCATCACTGCAGATAGGTCAGCTTTCTTAAGGATCTGCCTATGCTTAGGATGCCTAGTCAGTACGAGTTTTGTGGCGGAACGTAGCGCAGGAGAGTAGTACCCTCCTTGGTCAATAGCTGTCCATGGATCAGGAGGGATAATACAGGGCATTGCACGAGGATGCATGAGTTCAGCCACCTCATCGTACTTGCTAACGAAGTCGAGCATAGCAGGTGTCGGGCTGATAGTGATGATGCTCTTACCACGTTCAAAGTGTGTGTCCTTGCTGATGAGGTCTGTCTCTGTCAGGATAATATCGAGCAGTCGCATACCGACGTCACAACGCTCAGCGACTGCCCACGGTTCCCAGCCGTCCTCGTTAGTGTTTGCACTATGCGTGAGCACTCGGTGCATGTAACGATAGTCTTTAGTTCCCTTGCGCTTGAAGTCAGTGAGGATCTCATTAAAGTATGCTGCATACTTCTGCTGGAACCGAGTGAAGCGTACTTCATCCTCAATCATCCTTCCTAGTGTATTGGCTATGTTAACCGGAGTTGCCTGATCACCAGTGCGACTCGACGGATTAAACACATTGAAAACTGCTCGCAGCGCCATGAATATCGCCTTGTCAGGCGCAACATCTCTAAGGTGGACATGAGCCCGAGCAAACTTGCCCGGGCCCTTACGTACCAACTTAGCCTCAAGGGCCTCAGTCAGTGGCGTGATGTACTCGTGCATAAGCCTACGAGCGAAGCCAGTCTCAGAACCCCGTCCACCTTCAAGCGCTGCTTGCTTGGCCTTACGGTATGCTTCCACACCGCGCTGGACCATTTCCTTCTCGAGTTCCATCTGTGCTTCAATATTCATTACTTGCCTTTCTTAGTGGCTGCCCTCTTCTTACGGGCACGGGTATTACGAAGCACGCGCTTCTCATCGTCTGTTCTATGCAAGTGGTATATGAACCGGTGCGGGTTAATCCTGTAGTACTCGATGTAATCAGCGAGCGCTCTAAGGAATGTAACTAGGTCTGTACGTAGACCACCGCCGTAGCGCATGAAGGCGTTCTTAATCTTG